GCGCTTCCTGATTTGGCTTTTTTATTACCTTTTGCTTTAGCTGTTGAAGATACACTTTGCGATTTTTTAGAATCTTTATGTACAACTCTAATAACATTAGCAGTATTGCTGATATCAACAGCATATGTAAAATCTGTCATACCTGATTTACTACCAACATAAATCTTGAGTTTTTTATACGGAACTCTTCGAAGCTCAACAGTATCATAATTATCAAGCACAAAATATCTGTATCCAGTTGACTTATATGTTTTATCAATGGCTGATTTAACCATATCAAAATACGTTTTGTTCTCACAAATTTCAGATTTAACTTTGTGTGACGGACGTTTAACCACCTTATGTTTAATACCTGCTCGCTTGCAGACTTCAGTAAATCTATCAGCAATAGTATTTGACTTAAATACAATCGCATCTTGATTTTTAAGATACCTACTTGGTCCAAAACATTTAACACTTACAGAATTATCAGCCTTAACCTGATAATTAAATACATAGCCATAAAAAACTTTATGTTTATTCCATCTATAAGAAATAATGTCCCCAGTATATGGAATAATTGGTTTACCCGGATAAACTAAAGTGAAATCCAATTCTGATGCTGAAAAATTAAGATCTGTGGTCCATTTTACTTCATTGTCTTTGACAGCCTCAGTTAAACTATATTTTGCTTTTTTCTTAGAGTGGGTAAAGTGAGTACTTCTACGATATAAATTTAAACTCATACTAGTCATGCTCGTTTTACCTCACTCATTTTGACCCAGCCTCTAGCAGTTTTGCCAATGCCTACACATACCGGATATTTACGACCCGGACAAATATATAAAACTGTACGTTTAGCATTCTTTTCATACATACCTGCACCACGTCCATAACTATCAGCATGTAAGCGGCCATTGACTTTAACAGAAGAACCGACATTAATTTTTTTAGCTGGTTTAGAACGTCCACCTTTACCCTTCTTACCTTTTTTCTTAGGGCTTTTCAGTTTCTTATAACCGAATTTCTTATACTGCATTAACTCTAAGGTATAAGTATATTCATCAGCAAAGCCATCAACCATACCGTACTCAAAGCTTGAAATTGTCATTAGAAGATTAATCTTTATGTCTGAAACCACTAACCTTACTTTATGTTTACTTTTCTGAATTTTCTTCAAAGCATTTATATAAGTATCAGGCTTTTTAGCTTCTTTATCCGCATAGCTAGGCTTAAAGGTAGTCATATTAGGAAAAGTACTTTCGATAGATACTGAAACTAATTTTAAATCTCCAAGAACGTTCACTTGCCCTAAGTTGACAATAGTTTCTTGTTTATCATCAGTTTCATATTTAAGCTTTATTTCTGCTGGATTAATTGGTAATTTAATTGTTTTACCAGTTGTCTGATCCGTTAGGTAAAACTTAATCTTATTCATTTCATCCTCCTAACTAACCTAAAGCCTTATCTTTTTGGTTAAAAATTAAATCTTCTATTTGAGTAAGCACACTATTAGCTGTTTCTTCAGGACTACTGCTGTCATTAATTACAATCGCACCTGGTGCAATAGTAATTTGACTAGTTGAAGTGGTCCCATTGCCATAGTAATTGGTAGTATTTGTTGCGCTATTAGGAGTAATCAAACTAGAACCTACAGCATTACTTGAAGCAATTGAATTAGATCTTACTCCATTAGTACCAACGCTAGGATATGCACTATTAATCATTGCTTCACTGCTTTGATTAATTAACCCTAAAGTACTATTCATACCCACAGCCATACCTTGACCAATGAAGCTACCGACTTCAGCAAATAATCTTGATGGTGAGTGAATTTGTGCTTTTGCACGTGCCGCTCTATTAGCTTGTGCTACTAAAGCATCAGCTGCGGCGGCTACTGCTCCAACTTGAGATCTAATACCAGCTGCTAGACCTTGGCCAATCATTGCGCCAACGCTTTGCATTTGACCAGCGGCGGCACGACCAGCCGCAGCGGCTTGGTTTACTGCACTACGAACAGCTGAAGATAAAGCCGCACCACCTGCTCTAGCAGCTGCAGCCGCTCTAGCCATACCACTACTTACTGCAGAAACAACACCGCTCATGTTAGGTCTAGCCACTTTAGGAGCTGGAATAGTTTTGAGATGCGGTGTTTTTGGTGTTGGTACCTTAGGTGTTCCTACCTTTGGAGCCGGAATTTGTTTAAGGTGTGGTGTCTTAGGAGTTGGTACTTTTGGTGTAGCCACTTTAGGAGCTTTAATTTTCTTGTTTGATAATGCAGCTAATTTCTTATTAGTTTCTGCAATATCTACTTTAGTTCCAATCTTTACCTTAAATTTTGATCCCTTAGCAATACTACTTATCTTTTTGTTAGCACTCATAGGGTCAACATCTATACCAACTTTTACTTTTTTCTTGCCTGCTGCAGAAGTAGCTGCATTTATAGCATTTCCAATTGTCTTCTTAGTTACAGAAAAATCTAATGGATGGAAATTCTTTTGTGCATCTCCGAAGGCCTTACCTGCATCAGCAAAAGTTTTTCGTGCACTAGAGAGTGAGAAATCTCCATGAGCTATATCTTTAATAGCATCACCAACACCATGTAAACCTTGAACAAATCCTTTCAAAGCACTAAAGGCGGCACCAATTCCACTTACGATATTTTTAAAAATATCAACTATCATAGCTAAGCCGACAAGAACGCCTGTACCGACAATAGCACCTAATGCTGTAATAAAGGTTTTAATTGCTGGAAGAGCTGGCTGAATTGCTTGTCCAATTTGACCAAAAGCCTGTCTAATTGGTGCAAAAGCCTGACTTAACCCGGAAAAAGCTTGAGATATGGCTTGCCCAAAACCACTAAAAGTGCTTTGAACAAAATCTCTAAAGCCCATAAAATTGCTTTTCCATGCCATAACAGCACCAGCAATAACCGCAGTTACACCTAAAACAATGCCGCTTATTGGCAAAAATGCACCAGATAGTGCGGGGGCTAATTGACCTATGGAGCTAACAATACCCGAAATTTTACCTGCTAACCCTCCAATGCCTGCACCAATTTGAGTATTACCGCCTAAAAAAGCTGGTAATTTAATTGCCTTAGCAGAATTAGCACCATCTTTCAGAATTGAAAAGAAACCAGCTACATCATTACCCATTTTTCCAATACCTGAAAAGGCTTGTGGAATTTGTTTAATACCTTTTAGAGATGTAGCCCAACCGCCTTTAAACTCTTTGAATCCTCTAGCTATGTTCATGATTGACCCTGAAACGGAGCCCATACCTTTTAATAAAGCCAAAGAACCAGCAAAAGAAGCTATAGCCACACCAACTGCTTTAATTTGTCCTGGACTCATTCGCCCAATTGCATTAGCAATATTAGTAATGATTCCTGCTACTGTTGATATACCATTACCAACTAATTGACCTAAGTTAGAGAATAAATTACCACCCTGAAAGCCTCTTATTTTTGATGTGACATTTGTAATAGCTCTACCAATAGCAGAAAAAGCTTTTCCAATTGCACCGATAGCTGGTGTTGATTGAAAACCTTTAAAAATATCACCTACTACCCTAGAAATATTTTTAATAATGGGCAAAACAGTATTAA